GAAACAAAAATGATTTCAGACCTATTTTTGATAAACAGGAATGGCTCAGAGATATACACGTTAGAGGTAGATTTAGTGAGTCGTGGAGAAATTTATGATGTTATTTGACGACTCAGGAAACCCTTTAAATAAATTAATTTGGAATAAAGTAGAGGAAATGTTCTATTGGAATATTTCAGTTGAAAGTCCTATAAATCAATTACCCTTTACAATGGAATTTATTCTTACCTGTCAAAAAGAATTTTCTATGACAGTAAGAGATAAAGAATACCCTATACACCTTGGTGGTATTATGGATTGGAAAGATAAAACAATGGGCGACTTTGTGAGAGAGATAGATAGGCAATATCAAAGTAATTATTTTGTATGTGAGAATGGAACAAGTACAACAGGTGTCGTAGGTAAAGTATATGATGTTGACGATAAACCTGTCGCAAACAAATGGAACATAAGAGGTGAAGCCCTTGTTAAACGTTTACAAAAAATGCAAGAAGAAAGACCTAATCTAACAATACTGGATATGGGTTGTGGTGTAAACGAATATAAAAATCATTTAAACAATGTAACTGGTGTTGATCCTTATAGAAAAGAAGCAGATATAATTTGTAAAACAAGTGATTTTAAACCTGCTGATGATATAAAATGGGATGTAATTATATGTTTTGGTTGCAACAATTGGTATACGTATGATGAACAATATAGAAACTTTATGACGTTAAAGAATTGTTTAGCGCCTAGTGGTATTCTTCTTTGGAGCCATATTCACAATTACTATGGTAAAATGTTTCAACCAGATTACCCACACGGACATACTTGGATACACGGTGATATAGAACACGCACACAAAAATAGTGCGTTTTATTTTTCTGATAGAGATTGGAAGTACACTTGGTACTTTAATTGGACTGAACACGCTGTAAATACATTGTCAACTCACGTTGGATTATCTGTTAACAAAATAGATTACGATCATTGTAATTTATACAGACCACCTATGTATAGAATATTTTGTGAGATGAGCCATGCTTGAACAAGGTAATTTCTATGTCAAATGTCATAACATTTTTTACAATCAACAATGGTTAATTGATGTATTAGATAGTTTAAAACCTAGTGATTGGGTTGATGGTACAAGTAAAACAGGTGTATCATGGACAGTTAATGAATGTAGAAATATTCCATATGAAAATATGTGGAAAGATATCGTAGAAAATATAGATTTAGATTTAATAGGTTCTTCAGAAAGAGATAAAGAACAAAAGAAACCTTGGTGTTTCTTTTCTAAATTGCCACCTGGTGGTATTAATTTGCATTATGACCATAGACGTTGGGGTGCAATATTATTTCCTGTACGTGGTAAGTTTCATTTAACACCTCAAATATTTGCAACTGAAAACTATACAGAAATAGAAAGATTTAATTTTGAGAAAAGTAAAATACATAACAACGGTACACCAGTGTTTTTTGATAGCAGAGTATTACACGCTGTACCTACACCTATAGATGATAAGGAAGAAAGAGTTGTATTTTCTGTAAACATACACACGCACCCTACAGAAATGTATAGAAAAGCATTAGACGGAAGTTGGTTAAAGAAAAATACAATGAATATAGGAGTATCAAATGACTAATTTCTATTCTCTCCGCCTAGATAAATTAAAATTTGATAGAGAAATGTTGGTTGATTTTTATCTTACTATAGATCCAACAAAATGGATACATAGACAAGATAAGTTGCCTCAATATTGGCCTATAGATGAAAATAATAGTTTTGATCGCAACCATGAATTTTATAAAATGCTTATAGAAAAGATTAATGTAAGTGTTGACGAAAAGAGAATATATTTTAGTAGAGTACACCCTGGTGGTATACCAAATCATTGGGACTTTGAGAACTTTACTAAACTACAATTTCCAGTTGTTAATGATAATTTCGGTAATGATTGGTCAGAAACACCAGTGATCTTTATAGATCAGTTTGACCAAATTGTAGAAAAAGTAGATCATACAAATAATACACCTATAATGTATAGTGCTAACTATATGCACGGAACTATTAAATCTTTAAAAAACAAATATGAGAGAATCACTTTAGTTGTAGATTTAAATCATTGGTTTGAAAGAGCAAAAGTAAAATATAATGAAGGCACTTTATTCACAGATAACAAAGCATTTTGGTATGAAAAGTTGGGATAATAATAGAGTTGTAAAACAAAGTGATTATGATTTTAATCCTTTTCGGGAAAGCGACCATGGTAAATACTTTAAAACAATAACAAACATTTACGAAGACTGGTCAAAGGAATTAAAATATGCTAATACACAGCAACGTGATTTATTTTGGCCTAGTGAAACAAAAGGAAACCTAAAAGATTCTTGTGATCCAGCAGCTTTTAATACAGACAAAGAACTGACTGAAGATGAAAAAAAATATAATAGTGAGTTAGAAGATATGTTTGAAGAACAAGTTGCTTGGGCAAAAGAAGCTTCTGTTGGTGGAGATATACCTAAAGATTTTGTACTCTATAGAATGTGGACAGCAACAAAAAAAGAATGTCCTATATTGACTAGTCTTGCTGATAAGATTGGTTTAAAGGATGCTACAGTTGATATTCAAACTCAATCTGCAGGTATGATGTTGCATTTACATATAGACAGTTTGATAGACTATAGAAAAAAGAAAGGTTATGGTTCAAGTAGAACAGCTGATTCTGATTGGGCTAGAGTTTTTGTTATGTTAGAAGATTGGAAACCAGGACATATTATTCAATTCGGTAATACATATTTACCACCATGGAAAGCAGGTGATGTGATATGGTTTAATTGGTCAAACATTCCACATAGTACTGCTAATACAGGACCTTGGCCTAGAAGTATTGCCAAGATAACTGGTAAACAAACAGAAAAGTATAAAAAATTATTATGAACATAACGCCTTTATTTGCAATTGCTTTATTGCTACCTAGTATAACTACAAATCATAAAATACAATATGGTATACCAATATCTTTAATGTTATTTAAAGATGTATTTTTAGGATTTCATAGTCTTATGATACCAGTATATGGTTGTATGTTGTTATTTGTTCTACTAGGAAGACATATAAGTAATACTATAGCAGCAACAGTCATTGGCGTTTTGATTTGGCACGTTGTTGTTAACTACGCTGTGTGGGCTATTTACGGTGGCAGCTTATTACAAACCTACATACAAGCTATACCATTTGATTTTAATTTGATGGTATCTACTTTGTTATGTGTTATGATTGGAAAATTATGTATAAAATATTATTATCATTATTATTTGTATTACTAATTAGTAGTACAGCAAAAGCAGACGATTGTAGAGGCGACAGACCTCAATATGATGAAGACGGAACACTTATTCTATATATCTGCAAGTCTTTTATTAGAAACTCTAGCGACTTAACTCATAAGACTTATTCATATGAAGTTGTATCGCCAGATAAAGATTCAATTAAAAAAGTATCTTCTCTAAATGTTGTTCAATCAGGACCTGATGGTCAATTAACTTCTACATTTTTACGAGGTACAAACTCTAACCACACTTTAATAACCTTAAATGGTATTGCAATACAAGATAACTCTACACCTAATGGTGCGGAAGATTTATTTGCTCATAGTTTTTTAGGAGTTAATAGAGTTGAAGTTATCAAAGGACCTATGGGTAGTATCTATGGACCAAATGCTATTGGTGGTGTTATTAATATGGTAACTCAAGCCACTGGAGATAATTACATAGAGTTTTCTGGTGGTAGTTTTGGTCATAAATCACAAATTTTAAAACTAGGTAAAGCAGATTACTCAAAAGGTTTTATTATAGACTTTAGAGTAGAGAATGAAACTGCTGATGGTATATCTGTAGTTGATGGCACAGAAAAAGATGGTATAGCAGACAGAAACTATATCTTTCAAGTTGAGAAATTTTTAGGTAAATGGATTTTAAAATCTAATATTATTCAAACTGTAAACAAATCTGATTTAGATAAATCTACAGACTATACTGATTACACATCTAAATGGCAATTCAACAATCAATATATTTCTTTACAAAGTAAAGATACCGAGTTTTCTTTTCAGAAATCAAAGCACAAAAGAACATATGACGATAAAGGTACAAAGGATATTTACAATTCAGACCAGGAAACATTTATCGCTAGTCATTCTTTTCATCCAGACGAAACATTATCTTTGACTACAGGATTTGAACACAATTTACAAGAAGTAGATTTTGATACTAATATTGCAGGTTATGATTCAAACGTTGATAAAGAAAGACACAACCATGGTTACTATATCAATTTAGATAAACAACTTGATAGTGGTGTCTTTTTACATAGTGGTGTTAGATTAGATACACCTAATACATTTGATAATCAAACCACATACAGAATTGCTGTAGAAAATAATGGCGTACATTTAAGTTATTCTACAGGTTATAAAGCACCTACAGTTTATGAAATGTATGGTAAAAACAATTATGGATTTTTAGGTAATGAAAATCTTATACCTGAAAAATCAGAAACGTGGGAGATTGGAATAAAAGAGGATAATGTAAAACTTGTTTATTTCGAATCTAAAATAGATAATCTTTTAAAGTATGATACTAACACTTATGTTAATGATACTAAAGAAAGCAAACAACATGGAGTTGAATTAAGTAATACTTTTAGTTATGGTAAATTTCAATTAGATAATAGTTTGTCTTATACTGTATCTAAAGATGGTGATGATAAAGATATGTTGAGAAGACCTAATTGGCAAAATACTACAACAATGTATTATAATAATTTTTATGTTGATTGGAATTATTTTGGTGAACATAAAGATATTGACGCTTCAACATATGCAAGAAAAGATATGCCTGCTGTAGATACTTTTGATTTAGGTTATAATATTACTAGAGATAATACAACTTTCTTTTGGAGTATAAACAATGTATTTGATAAAGACTATGAAAGACCTGACGGTTATAATCAATATGATAGAACATTTAATTTAGGTTTTAGAAAATATTTTTAATGGAAACTGATCTTATATTATGGGCGATAATAGGTACCACTAGTGGTGTACTATTCGGTCTTATACCAGGTGCAGGAGCTTTTATTGCAGTAGCAATGTTATATCCTTGGTTAACTGATATATCTTCCATCAATGTTATGATGTATTATGTAACTGTTTTAATAGCCTCACAATATACAAATAGTGTTACAGCAATTCTATATGGTATACCTGGTGACGCAACTGCTATGGTCACAGCCCGAAATGGACATAGACTATTCTTAAAAGGTTTTGGTCATCTAGCCGTGACTAGTAATGCTATCAGTAGTACAATTGGAGTTATATTTGCGACAACTGTTTTTATTTTACTATTACCCACAATTATAGAAGTGTTTAGATTTTATAATAGTGTATTACAGACTCTTATTATTGCAGCTGTAATAGTAATGATTACTTTTTTCACTAAACAAAATAAATTGATAACATTATCATTTTTTGTATTGGGAGGTTTACTTGCAAAAGTAGGTGTTGATAATGTTACGTTTGAACAATTTTTAGTATTTGACAACTCATATCTTGCCATAGGCGTACCATTCGCAAGTGTAATGGTAGGGTTGTATATTGTACCTGAACTATTAAGGCTAAAAAGTTTTAAAGTTGAAGTACCTAAACGTATAAATACTTTTACAGTTGGTAAAGATACAACTACTCCTACATTCATAGGATGCTTCGTAGGATTTTGGTGTGGTCTTGTACCAGGTGTAACAAATATTCTTGGCAGTTATGCTAGTGCAAATATTGTTAAAAGGTTTTTCAAAAAACCTGTACTAAAAAGCATAGCAGCCGCAGAGGCAGCAAATAATAGTGGCGCTTTATCATCACTATTGCCTTTGCTTATATTAGCGATACCTATCACAGGTAGTGAGGTTTTGATTTATTATATTATGTTAGAAAATGGTTTCACTTTCAACGCTACAACAACAAAAAATAAATTAGAAGATATACTTTATATCATTCCGTTTGTAACTGTTTTTTGTCTGTGGTTAAGTTGGTATGGCTTCAATCTGTTAGGGAAGATTGCATACTTGTATAAGAAATATAGAAGTATCGCCAATTTTATTCTCCTATCTACAATCAGTACAGTAAGTATTTTAATATTTCCAAAACACGAATGGATGTTATTTTGCATACTTACGCTTTCTGTAATCGGTTTCATTTTAAAACGCTGGGAAACAAGTCCTGTTATATACGGATATTTCTTAAGCGATTTATTTTATGAAAATTTAATTAGAACATTAATAATCTTATAATAACAAAAAGGAAAACTAAAATGAAAAAAATAATGTTAATAATAATGAGTATGTTTTTTGCAACTTCTTTGTACGCTGAAGTACTAGTAGTGAACCCAGGTTCACAAGAAGGAGCATTTAGACAGATTCTTACAACAATTAATAGTGAACTTGACGCTGACTTTGTGCAGGCTGATAATCCTGTTACTGCCTATTCTTATATAGAAGGTACAGATTCAACCGAACTAGTTGTAACCATTTGGTCTAGTGAATGGCCAGGTGACAATAGTTTAAAAAGTCCAATCATATCTAAAGATAATATAATTGCTTTAATGACATATGAAACTCTTATGTGTAGTAGAGCATACAATTCACTTGAAGATATGAGTGGTAAAACTGTTAAGATTGCAACGTGGGGTTCTGAACCAGTTGCAAAATTCTTAAAAAATTTAGGTGCAAAACATAATGTAACTTTTGAAGTTGTACCTTATGGCGGAAGTGGAAGTACTACAAAAGGTTATATCGGCAAAGACGCTGATACTGTCTTTACAATTACTTCACGTCAAGCTGCATTGGAAGAAGATACGTCAACAAAATGTATTGCCTTTTCTGAAAAAGGTGATTTAGGTTTTAGATTTTTAGACGCTATTATTACTGTCAATGCTAATGAAGCCTTTGTAAATGATTTACGTTCTACGGTGGCAAACCTCTCTAATACTGCTGAGTGGAATGATAAATTTAAAGGTTCTGTAACTTATATTGGGAATGGTACTAATCAAACAATAGATATGTTTGAAGAGGCTGTTGCTAACTTTAGTAAGTAATACAATTATGTAAGAGCTGGTTGGCATCCTTATAGTTGTCAAACAGCTCTTGCTGATTTTTTCCAGTAATATTTAAATTTACACTAAACTTTTTATTCTGTATATTCTGAAATTCAGGTATTCTCATACCAATTCTTAACTTATCGTTTAAATAGTTAAAATATTTTTCAACAACTTCTATATTTTTTATATCTTTAATTACACCAGGTTTTAATTGTGAACAACCCCATAGTAGGTGATTTGTAATTTCTGGTTCTTTATCGTTGCCTATATTGTTAAAGATATTATTGCCAGGCAACTTATCTAATATATTAATAAACTGACCTATACGTGTATTAAAATCTATAGCAATTAATTTTTTACCTGATATATGAAAGTCAGGACCTGCAAAATATAAATCTTTTACTTTTAATTTGTCAATTATAGTCTGTACAAAACCATACATAATTTTATGTTGTTCTTCATCTACTTCATTTACAGGCACAGACCATACTGCCATATCTCTAGCAATATCACTTTTTTTACTGTTTGAGTGTTGTTCAATAGGATTTTTATTGAAATCTAATATATCACCATATTTAACTTTTGTATTTCTAACGTAGAATAAACAATCTACTTTACCATCTTTAACATAACCATAAGGTGCAATAGATGGCTCTTCAGACCAATAGTATTCTTGTGCCATAATTTTACAAGGTACATTATTAAAATTTTCATTTTGAATACCTTTTTTGTTTATTTCAAAAAATTTATTATTATGTTCTAGTTTAGTTAAGTGATCTAAAAAATGATGTTTATTATTCCATCTTCTATATTCTATGATAGGTGTATTTTGTTCAGATTTAGGATAGAAAGAATTACTACCTGTACCTATATCAGGTTTTGTAAAAAATTCATCGCCATCAAATATATCTAATTGACTATGAAATGTAGGTGTAATACTTTTTGGTACATTATGACCTAGACCTATTGTTCTACAGAAATCATCCATTTTCTGTTTATTGCTAAACACTTCAGCTGCAAAAGCAGATAAGTTATTAATACCATAATAACTTTCTAATTGTGCTTGAATAGGAAAAAGATTTTCGCTAACACAATATATCTTATCGCAAGATAAAACTTTTTGCGTTATGTCTATAATATCAAATTTTTTTGATATTACTAAATCGTCTATATGTTCTATGAAAGGTTTGTAGCGATCGCCTGACTTGTTAGGCACCACATCACAAACAAGTGTGATGTGGTTATTTAAATTCGCTGTGATAAGTCCTTCGGACTTGTTAAGGCTACGCTTATGAGATAATATAATTACATTCATTCATAATATATAGTCGGCTTTTAAGAGTCGGTGTTTCCAGGTACCATTTTATAAGCCCAATTAGGCTCTAGTTCCTGTTCTTCTTCTTTAATACCTTCATCAATTGTAGGAAGTTTGTCTTTTTCTTCTTTCCAACCATCATAAGTTTCTTGGTCTTTATATTCTTTAACAACTATAACACTTTTGTTATCAACATCTAACTCGGCGCTTTTTATCACACCATAATCATCATCTATTTCTATATGTTTGGCAACTATTTCTTCGTCAACTTTTGCTGAAGTTGATTGATTAAAAAAATCTTCAACAGACCCAAAAGTTTTAGATGAGTCAACGTGAGTTAGTTTCCATTTTTTTGCTATTGGCATTTTAATAATACTCCTCTTCTTGTAATCTTTTTAAACCGTCCCAGATTTTACCGCTTCTGTCCCAAGTTCTATAATCCATTTCTGGAGTTGTAGTCTTGTACCATTCATAATTACCTGACATTGTATCTAAAAAGAAACCTTCTTGTTCAGAAACATTAAAATCAAGTTTCGGTAGTAAACTTCTAAATTTTTTCCATTCTGTATAATGGTTAAAATTTTCAAACCTTCTTAACGTGATAACAGTACGTTTATCACCTAATAAGTATGAGTCCCAGTCTATTAAGTATTTATCATTATTAGACTTATGAGCTTGTACCACTTCTAAATCATTGGAACCTGTATAAAGACTATCAAAGAAGTCGTTAGGGTCTTCAAAAGTCTGTGAAGGAACAGCTGTGTTCCTGTACATCCATTGTGTGTCAATACTCATAATTTCCTCAAAATTACTCTAATAGTATTATTTATGCGTATAAATACTACTATGGCAGCTGTAGCAAATTATACAATAGATCAAGGAACCACATTTAGTTCGGCAGTAACAGTTAAAGATAACAGCGGAAACGCATTAGATTTGACTGGATATACTGCTTCGTGCCGAATGGCCTTGGGGTATACTTCTACGAGAACGAGAACAACTTTAACCTCGGAATTTGATTCTGACAGATCAACAGGTATTATAACTATATCTTTGACTGCAACTCAAACTGCCAATTTAGAAGCACCAGCACGTTATGTTTTTGATTTAGACATAACAGCAGGTGATGGAACAGTAACAAGAATAATTGAAGGTCTAATTACAACTAGACCTAACGTATAATAAGGAGAAATACAATATGAGTAGTGAAACAATAAACTCAACAGCACCAACAGCCCCTACTGCACCAGCAGAAACATCTTTTACAATTGATGGAAAAGACTATAAAAGAAGTGATTTGTCACCACAATGCTTTAATAGTATTGTTGTAAGACAAGATTTACAGGCAACTAAAGTAAAATTGACTTTAGAATTAGAAAAAGTTGCTATTCTGCAGGCACATTATGACGCTGTTATCGCTAAAGATTTAGGTATTGACTTAAAAAAGAAAGACGCACCTAAAACTAATAGTGACGCTAATAAAAAGTAGTTTGTTAATACATTATTGATTGATTTAGATATCTTATTATTATAAATATTGTTAACACAGTATAATAATAGGTAAAAATGTCAAATAATATAACTGCAACTTATAGTACAGGTACTAACACAACTGCTACAATTAATAATACAACTACAGGACCTAAAAATGTTTCTGTAACAGCGCCGTCAGTAGCGAAATTAACTAAACTTACAGCATTAAGTGATGTTAATGCTGCTACATTAGACGATGGTGCAATGATTCAATATGATGATAATACCAAAAAATTTGTAACAAGAACTGAAATAAAAACTGAAAGTGGAAATTTAGTATTAAACGGTGGCACATTTTAACTAGGGAGATAAAATGGCAACAATTATAAAGATTAAAAGAACCACTGGTGCTTCGGCGCCTTCAGGTCTTAACCAAGGAGAGCTCGCTTACGTTTACGATACGAGTGCTACTAGCACAGGTGCTGGTGGTACTGGTTTACGTTTATACATAGGTGATCCAACTTCTACATCAAATGCCGCAATAGAAATTGGCGGTCAATATCAAAAATTATTATTAGATCATACACACGGTACATTAACAGCTTCATCTGCTGTAATTGTAGATTCTAATAAGGCAATAGACGAATTATTCATAGGTAATAGTGCTACAGTCGGTGGTACAATTAAATTTAACGAAGGGACGAACAACGGTTCCCACTTCATAGCATTAAAATCTCCCAATAGTGTTGCAAGTTCAGTTACATTTACTTTACCTAGTGCAGACGGTTCAAGTGGCAACGTATTACAAACAGATGGTTCTGGTAATTTAACATTTGCTGCTCCAGCGTCAAGTTCATTTACACTTGCTGCTGATAGTGGTTCAAGTGATACATTTACTACAGGTCAGACATTAACATTTACTGGTGGTACTGGATTAGATTCAGTTGTTGCTGACAACGCAATTACTTTTGCTATAGACGCTACTGTTGCTACATTAGCAGGTACACAAACATTTACAAACAAAACTTTAACATCTCCTAAACTTAATGAGAACGTTGCCTTAACAGCGACTTCTACTGAATTAAATTTACTTGATGGTATTACTGCTATTGCTGATGAAGACAATATGGCAAGTGATAGTGCAACTTCACTTGCAACTCAACAATCAATCAAAGCATATGTTGACTCACAGGTAACAGCACAAGATTTAGATTTCCAAGGTGACTCTGGTGGCGCTCTATCAATTGATTTAGATAGTGAAACATTAGATATCGCTGGTGGTACTGGTATTGATACTTCTGGTTCTGGTAATACATTAACAGTTGCGATTGATAATACAGTTGTTACATTAACTGGTTCACAGACATTAACTAATAAAACATTAACCGCACCTACATTAACAACTCCTAAAATTGCTGACGAAGGTTATATTGCTGATGGTAATGGTAATGAACAAATTATATTCCAACAAACAGCAAGTGCCGTTAACGCAATAGAGATTACAAACTCTGCTACAGGTAATGGTGTTAAAATAGGTTCACAAGGTGATGATACAAACGTTGACTTAATACTTGATCCGAAAGGTTCTGGTACTGTTGATGTTAACAATAGTAAAATTACAAACGTAACTGATCCAAGTTCAGACCAAGACGCAGCTACAAAAGCTTATGTTGATAGTGTTGCAAATGGTTTAGATGTAAAAGATTCAGTTAATCTTGCTTCAACAGCGAACATTGCTGGTACATACAACAATGGTGCTGGTACAATAACTGCAGGCTCAAATGGTGCATTAACAGTTGACGGTGTTGCTACTGCATTAAACGATAGAATATTATTAAAAGACCAAACGGATTCTACTGAAAATGGTATCTATAAAGTATCTACATTAGGTACTGGTTCTGCCGCTTATGTGTTAACAAGAACACCTGACGCAGACGCAGCTTCTGAAATAACAGGCGGCGCTTTCGTATTCGTAGAAAAAGGTACTGCTAATGCTGACAATGGTTATGTATTCACACACGATGGTACTCCAACATTAGGTACAACTAATATTACAGTAGCACAATTCTCTGGTGCTGGTCAAATTAGTGCTGGAAACGCATTAACAAAAACTGGTAATCAGTTAGACGTTGCTGTAGATGATAGTACATTAGAGATATCATCCGACGCTGTACAGATTAAAACAACTTATCCTGGACAAGCGTCAATTACTACATTAGGAACAATTGCAACTGGAGTATGGAATGGTACTGCAATCGCAAATATCTATGGTGGTACTGGACAAACAACATACACTACTGGTGATATGCTATATGCAAGTGGATCAAACACTCTTGGCAAATTGGCATTAGGTGCAAGTGGTAAAATTTTACAATCAAACGGTAGTAATATTACATACGGTGATTTAGACGGTGGAACTTACTAATCGTTAATTTAAAGAGAGATTAAATGGCGACGGTTATTAAATTAAAAACAGGAACAGGTACACCTACCACAAGTGATATAGTAGCACGTGAGGTAGCAATTGATACCTCTGCTCAAAAATTTTATATTAATGATAGTGGGACTATTAAAGAAATAGGTGGCGCTAGTTCATCTACTTTAACAGCTTTATCAGACGTAACTATTTCAAGTGCTCAACCAACACAACATTTATATTACAATGGCTCTGCTTGGGTCAATGAATACGATTACGATATTGGTAAAAGAGTTCCATTCACTAAAACTGACGGTACAGCAACAACAATCGCTCTTGTAAACAATAAAGATATGACAACAATAAATGGATTTTTAGATCATACAGTTTCACAATCATACTATCTTCCATTTACAATAGCTGCAGGTACAGCAGTAACAACAATAAGACCAGGCCATATGCCTAGTTTGGACGGGATATAATAAATGAGTTCTAAAACACCAGTAAGAGCCACCCTCTCGGGAAGTAATGTAACAGGTCTTGCCGAATATCAATCAGGTGAATTTGTACCTCTATCACATGGTGGTTTAGGTGCAGCTTTATCAATTGGTTCTGCTGGACAGGTATTAAAAGTAAACGGTGCTGGTAATGCTATTGAGTTTGGTGCTGTTGAGGCAATTGTAAATATTGACAACGCAACAGATTTAGAAAGTGCTACATTAGCAGTAGGTGATAAGATATTATTATCTGATGGTGGTACTGAAGGTAGAGTATTACTATCTCAATTAGATACATTATTTTCAGGCACAACAAAGACATTAACAAATAAGACATTAACAAGTCCAAATATTTCTGGTCTACAAATAACAGATTCAAGTATAGTATTTGAAGGTGCAACTGCTGACACAGCAGAAACAACTTTAACAGTTGCAGATCCAACTACAGATAGAACAATTACTTTACCAGACGCAACAGGTACAGTTGTACTAGTTGCTACAGCAGCTTCTTTAACTAATAAAACTATAGATTTAGGAAACAATACTGTAACTGGTTCATTAGCAGAATTTAATACTGCTTTACAAGGAGATAGTTTTGTTTCTTTAACAGGAAGTGAAACACTAACAAATAAAACATTAACAAGTGCTGTATTAAATACTGGCGTTTCAGGTACTGCTGTATTAGATGAAGATAATATGGCGACTAACTCTGCTACTCAATTAGCAACACAACAAAGTATTAAAGCTTATGTGGATGCTCAAGTAGCAACAAAAGACAATTCAGATGAGATAACAGAAGGTTCTACGAACCTTTACTTTACAAATGCAAGAGCAGACGCTAGAATTACAAATGCTCTTAAAGATGAAGACAACATGGCGTCTGATAGTGCTACTCACGTACCATCGCAACAATCAGTTAAGGCATACGTAGATAGTCAAGTTACTGCTCAGGATTTAGATTTAACTTCCGACTCTGGAACAATTGATATTGATTTAGATTCAGAATCATTAACAGTTGCTGGTGGAACTGGTATCGACTCAAGTGCAACAGGAACAACAGTTACACTTGCTATTGATAGTACGGTAACAACTTTAACTGGGACTCAAACATTAACGAATAAAACTTTAACTGCACCAACTCTTACAAGTGCTGTTTTAAATACTGCTGTATCAGGAACTGCTGTACTAGATGAAGACAATATGGCTTCAAATAGTGCTACGCAACTTGCAACTCAACAATCAATCAAAGCATATGTGGATGCTATATCAACAACATTAACTATTGGTGCTGATAGTGGTTCAAATGATGGCGTTGTAGTAGGAACAGATACACTTACATTCGCTGGTGGAACAGGATTAGATTCAACTGTTTCTGATAATCAGATTTCATATGCAATAGATTCAACTGTTGCAACACTAACAGGTTCACAAACGTTAACTAATAAAACGTTAACAACTCCTATAATCGCTGAAATAGATTCTGGATCAACAATTACACTAGACGCAACAACTGATATCGTATTAGACGCTGACGGTGGTGATGTATTCTTTAAAGATGGTGGTACAACAATTGCTACTCTATCAAATACATCAAGTGATTTTGTAATTACAACTGGTGTACAAGATAAAGATTTCATAATCAAAGGTGATGATGGTGGATCAGGAATTACTGCCTTAACTATAGATATGTCAGAAGCTGGTGCAGCTTCATTTAATAGTAATGTTACTGTTGGTGGTAATGCTGTAATTACAGGAAACTTAACAGTTAATGGTACTACTACAACACTCGCAACAACTAACTCAACAATTGAAGATAGATTAATAGAATTAGGAACAGGTACTTCAGGTACTCCTGGCAATGATATGGGTATTGTTATGGAGAGAGGCGATAGTGCAAACGCATTTATAGGTTGGGACGAGTCTGCTGATAAATTTATAGTTGGTACTGGTACATTTACTGGTGCAAGTACTGGTAACTTAACAATTACTACAGGTACTTTAGTTGCAAACGTTGAAGGTGCTTTAACAGGTAACGCTTCTACGGCAACAACATTAGCAAGTGCAAGAAATATTGGTGGAGTATCATTTGATGGTAGTGCAAATATTGACTTACCTGGTGTTAACTCATCTGGTAATCAGGACACTTCAGGTAACGCAGCTACTGCTACTGCATTAGCAACTGCTAGAACAATCGCTGGTCAATCATTTGATGGTACTGGAAACATAACGATTGCTTCAACTGATTTATCTAATACAGCTGCAATCACATTATTAACTGCAAGTCAAACTTTAACTAATAAAACATTAACTAGTCCTGTAATCAATACAGGAGTTTCAGGTAGTGCTATATTAGATGAAGATAATATGGCAAGTGACTCTGCTACGCAACTTGCAACACAACAATCCATTAAAGCATATGTTGACGCTAAAGTTACAGCAGAAGATTTAGATGTAACTACAGATTCAGGAACAATCGCAATAGATTTAGATTCAGAAACAATGACAATTGCTGGTGGTACTGGTATAGATTCAAGTGCAACTAGTAATACTGTAACTCTTGCTATTGATTCAACTGTTGCAACGTTAACAGGAACACAGACTTTAACAAACAAAACTTTAACTGCTCCAGTTATATCTACTATTACAAATAATAGTAATACATTAACTTTACCTACAACGGCTGATACGTTAGTTGGTAGAGCTACTACAGATACTTTAACAAACAAAACAATTACATCACCTTCAGTTTCTGGTTTAACATTAACTGATAGTTCAATTGTATTTGAAGGTGCAACTGCTGACGCATATGAAACAACATTAACAGTTGTAGACCCAACAGCAGATAGAACAATTACATTCCAAAATGGTACTGGTACAGTTGCTTTCTTATCAGACGTAACTGGTGGTGCTACACCTGGTAACTTTACAACTATCACACTTGATAATAATATTACTTTTGAAGGTGATACAGATGACGCTTACGAAACTACTTTAACAGTTATAGACCCAACAGCAGATAGAACAGTTAGTATACCAAATGCTACAGGTCAAATAGTTTTAAGAGATACTACAGATACACTTACAAACAAATCAATTGATTTAGCAAATAACACATTAACAGGTAGTTTAGCAGAGTTTAATAGTGCTTTACAATCTGAAAGTTTTGCTGGATTGGCTGCAACACAAACACTAACTAATAAAACAATTAGTGGTGCTGACAACACATTATCAAATATTGCAAACTCATCATTAACAAATAGTTCAATCACAATTTCAGATGGCTCTAATACAAGTGCTGTTGCATTAGGTGGTACATTAACTATTTCTGGTACGTCAAACGAAATAACGGTTGCTGAAAGTTCAGGCACGGTTACTATTTCACAACCAGATGATGTAACAATAGGAAGAGATTTAGCAGTAACAAGAAACGCTGTAATTACAGGTAATTTAACCGTAAACGGAACAACAACAACTGCGAATACTACAAACACGGTCATTGCTGACAGACTAATAGAGTTAGGTAATGGTACAACAGGTACTCCTGGCAATGATATGGGTATCGTACTTGAAAGAGGCGATAGTGATAACGCATTTATAGGATTTGACGAGTCAGCAGATAAGTTTATTGTAGGTACTGGATCATTTACTGGTGCAAGTACAGGAAATTTAACAATTACAACTGGAACATTAGTTGCTAATTTAGAAGGAAATGTTACTGGTAACGTAACAGGTAATACATCTGGTTCAGCTGCAACGGTTACAAGTGCGGCTCAAACTGCAATTACTTCAGTAGGTACTTTAACTGCTTTACAAGTTGATAATATCAACATTGATGGTAATACAATATCATCTACAGCAGGTACAGATTTAAATATTACACCACTAACAGGACAACAAATTGTATTAGATGGTACAATTGTAATTGACGCTGGTGTAGTTACAGGTGCAACAAGTATTACATCAACTGCATTTGTTGGTGCTTTAACAGGAAACGCTTCTACAGCAACTGCATTAGCAACTGCTAGAACACTCGGTGGTGTATCATTTGATGGTAGTGCCGATATTAATTTACCTGGTGTTAACACATCTGGTAACCAAGATACAAGTGGTAACGCTGCCACAGCAACTGCTCTTGCAACTGCTAGAACAATTGCTGGTCAATCATTTGACGGTACAGGTAATATTACAATCGCTTCAACAGATTTATCAAACACAAGTGCTATCACATTATTAACTGCTACTCAAACATTAACAAATAAAACTTTAACTACACCTACTATAGAAGAAATAGATGGTTCTACAATCACTTTAGATAGTGCAGGCGATATTAATTTAGACGCTGATGGTGCTGATATTATATTAAAAGATGGTGGAACAGAATTTGCTAGATTTACAAACGACTCAACAGACTTTGTAATTAAAGTTGCTACACAAGATAAAGACATTAAGTTTATAGGTGATGATGGTGGTTCTGCTGTCACGGCATTAACTTTAGATATGTCAGACGGTGGTACTGCTATATTTAACAAAGATATAAAACTTGGTGATAGTAAAAATATTGAGCTTGGTGCAAGTGGTGATTTAAGATTATACCACGATGGTTCAAACTCATATGTAGATGATGTAGGAACAGGTGCTCTAATTGCTAGAGGTTCAGCAATTAATATACAATCAGATAGTTTAAATCTTAAAAATTATGCAGGCGATGAATCATATCTAGTAGGTACAGCCGATGGTGCTGTTGAAATCAGATACGATAATAGTAAGAAATTTGAAACAACATCTTCAGGTGTAACAATAACAGGTACGGCTGTCGCTAGTGCATTTACTGGTGATCTTACTGGTGACGTAACAGGTAATGCTGACACAGCAACAACACTTGCAACTGCTAGAACAATTGCAGGTCAAAGTTTTGATGGTTCAGCAAACATAACTATTGCTTCAACAGATTTATCTAACACAAGTGCTATCACATTAAATACTGCTACACAAACTTTAACTAATAAGACATTAACTA